ATATCGTCCTTGAGATACTCCATGGCAAGCTCGGCGATCTTCTTCGGGTCTTTCTCGCAGCCGGCGGCACGGTTGACCGACGCAAGGCCGAACACCTTGGTCATTGCCTCAAAAGCCGCGTCCATGTCGCTTGTCTCATCCACAGGCTCGATATATACCGTTGACTGCATGCAATAGGCCTTGAATTTGCCGATCCTACAACCTTTGAGCCCAGCCGCCTAATGTATTGGCCGAGCTGCTGCTCCGACAGTGAGTATGTGTATATTGTCGGTGACAAGCCCTTTATATCGGCAGACGGTATGCTCGGCGCATATGCAGATTGGCACGATATGACGGCGTGGCCGGCTTTGCCCGGACAAGCAAAGTTTACCAAGCTGGCGGTAAAGCAAGGTGATCCGGAGAGCAAAAACGGCGTTGTGGGTGCGTTCTGCCGTGTGTATGATATTCAGCGTGCAATGGACGAACTGCTCCTCGGTATTTATGAGCCGGTTGACAATATGCCGGGCAGATACACATACCTCGGAGGCTCTACCACGGGCGGTGCCGTGCTGTATGATGACGGTAAATTTTTATATAGCCACCATGCCACGGATCCCTGCGGCGGCCGCCTTGTAAATGCTTTCGACCTTGTGCGCCTGCACAAGTACGGTGATTCGGACGATACAGCAGCCGCAAATTCACCGACAAACCGCTTGCCCTCCTACACCGCTATGTGTGAGTTTGCCTGCGGGCTTTCCGATGTTTCCTCCCTTATCAGCAAAGAACGGTACGAAAGTGCCGTTAAAGACTTTGAGGGTATTTCCGCAGACGAAAGCGAGGAGCCGGAAAATTGGATGGTGCTGCTTGAAAAGAACGCCCAGACGGGTGCCGTAAAAGCCACCATTGACAATGTGCGTATTATTCTGGAACACGATCCCCTGCTTAAAGGCGGGTTTGCTCTCAATGAATTTGCCGGCCGTGGTGAGGTGCTCGGCGCCCTGCCGTGGGATAATCGAGAAAAACGCCGCTTGTGGGATGATAACGATAACCAAGGCTTATATTGGTACCTTGAGCGTGTATATAAAATATCCGGTAACGGTAAGGTGGATGGTGCTCTTTCCCTCCATTCCAATGCCCACGCCTTTAACGATGTAAAGGACTACCTCAAAGGGCTTAAAGGCAACTGGGATGGTGTTCCCCGCCTTGACACTCTTTTTATTGACTACCTCGGCGCCAAAGATACCGCATACAACAGGGCTGTAACCCGTAAAGCCTTTACCGCCGCTGTTGCCCGTGCTATGACACCCGGCTGCAAGTATGATAACATGGTTATTTTAGCTGGTTCGCAGGGCATCGGTAAAAGTACCCTGCTTGATAAAATGAGCCGTGGCTGGTTTAACGATAGCATACGCACCTTTGAGGGCAAGGAGGCAAGCGAACTCTTGCAGGGCGTTTGGATCGTTGAGGTATCAGAGCTTGATGCTTTCCGGCGTACCGATGTAAGCCGCATAAAGCAGTTTTTGAGCCTCCGTGCCGATCGTTTCCGTGCGGCATACGGCAGGAATGTTAAAGAGCTGCCCCGCACCTGCGTCTTTTTCGGCACCACCAACACAACCGAGTACTTGCAGGACACAACCGGCAACCGCCGCTTTTGGCCGATAGACACCGGCGAGCAGAGGCAAACCAAAAGCGTATGGCGTGACCTTGACCCAGAGGAAATAGATCAGCTGTGGGCAGAGGCGTTTGTGCGTTGGCAGGCGGGGGAGCCTTTGTACTTATCCGGTGCCATTGAGGACGCCGCCAAGAAAAAGCAGGAGGAACACAGAGAGGTCTCCAGCCGTGAGGGCATTGTGCGTGAATTTATGGAGCGACCGGTGCCGGAGGATTGGAGCAAATGGCCGCTTGATAAAAGGCGTATGTTTTGGGGCGGCGTGACAATGGGCAGCGACAGCCTGCACCTTGTTCCCCGTGATCGTATATGTGCACTTGAGATATGGTGCGAGGCTTTCGGCGGCAATATTAAAGAAATTAAAAACACTGACACAAGAGAACTTAACGCCATAATGGCAGCAACGCCGGGCTGGCAAAAGTCTGCCGGTACTCTGCATTTTGGCCCGTATGGCACGCAGCGTGGATTTAATAAAATCTAACAATTAGCATCTAACAATTTGTTTTTCGTGTAGAATTGTTAGAAAAATGCCGTCTAACATTTTTACACGAAAAACATAGTTTTGTTTAATTGTTAGAAAGAATGTTAGACCGCAAAACCGCATAAAACAAGGATTTTCACTACTTTTCTAACATTCTAACATTTTTTCTTATAGAGTATAAAATTAGAGAGTTAGAGAGTAAAATTACTCCCTAAACCGCCTGATGGGCGTGTATTATGCGTGCGCGCGTGAGAAAGTTAGAAAGGAGGCAAACGGATGCTTGAAAAGACAATTGAAAAAGAATTGTGCGACCGTGTAAAAAACGAGTTGGGAGGCTGGGCGTTAAAGTTTGTAAGTCCCGGACAAAACGGCGTACCGGATCGCATAGTGCTTGTGCCTTATGGGCGTATATATTTTGTGGAAACCAAGGCACCCAGTAAAAAGCTGCGTAAACTGCAAGAGTATGTTTGCGGTTTGATAAAGCAGTTAGGGTTTACGGTGCTGCGGATAGATACCAAAGAGAAAGTTGAGGACTTTGTGAGAGGGGTGCAAAACGGTGGAATATAAACCGCATAATTACCAAGCATATTGCATTGAGCGTATTGTAAAAGATCCTGCGGTTGGGTTGTTCCTCCGTCCGGGCCTTGGCAAAACCTCAATTACACTTTCGGCAATAAACATTTTAAAATACTTTAAGTGGAGTATCGGCAAGGCACTTGTGGTGGCTCCGAAAAAAGTTGCCGAGGGTACCTGGAGTAAAGAGGCAGGCAAGTGGGATCACCTGAAGCATCTCAGAGTAGTAACGGTTCTCGGTCCTTTGGCCAAACGTATACGAGCTCTTAATACTCCCGGTGATGTGTATGTTATCAACCGTGAGAACGTCCCCTGGCTTGTCGAGTATTACCGACAGGACTGGCCGTTTGATATGGTTGTGCTTGACGAAAGTACAAGTTTCAAGAACAGCAGCAGTAAGCGGTTTAAAGCAATGAAACTTATACGTCCGCTGTGCAAAAAGGTTATACTGCTTACAGGAACACCTTCATCAAAGGGACTTATGGATCTGTGGGCGCAGATATATCTTCTCGATGAAGGGGCGAGGCTCGGAAAAAACATCACACAGTTCAGAGAGCGCTATTTCATAGCAAATACGCACGGCGGGCATTTTACGGATTACAAGCCTAAAGACGACGCAGAGCCCGCCGTACTGAAAGCCATAAGCGATATCTGCGTCAGTATGAAAGCAGAGGATTATTTGGAGCTGCCGCAGTGTATCGAGCATGAAATCCCGGTTATACTTGACGATAAGGTCAAAAAGGAATACGCACAGTTCGAGAGAGATTTACTGCTTCAGATAGACGAAAACACGATAACAGCACAATCGGCGGGTGTGCTTACAGGAAAGCTGCTTCAGTTTTGCAGTGGGGCCATTTATGATAATGACCACAAAGTTGTCAAGCTTCACGATTGCAAGATAGACGCATATATGGAGTACATAGAACGCCTTAACGGCGAACCGTGCATAACCTTTTACGGATTTCAGCATGACAAGGAGCGTATTCTTCAGGCACTTGCAAAGACAAAGCTTAACGTGAGGGTATATAACGGACCTGATGACGAAGATCTGTGGAATGCAGGCAAGATTGATGTTTTGCTTGTACATCCGTCAAGCTGTGCCTACGGACTTAATCTCCAGGCAGGCGGACGGCATATTGTCTGGTTTACACCTAATTGGAGCTTTGAGCTTAACGATCAGGGCAAGTGCCGGTTATGGCGTCAGGGCTCGCCGTACGATAAGGTTTATGTGGCATATCTGGTTGTTCAGGGCTGTGTTGACGAGGACGTTATGGCGGCTATAAAGGACAGAACCGATACACATGAGACAGTTATGAGAGTGCTTAAAGCGAGAATACAGAAGCTGAAAGGAGAAATTTAAATGATTAAACGCAAACCCGCAACTGAAACCTGCTTGTTTTGTGGGCGCAAAATTCCCGACAGAAGTAATGCAGAGGCAATCAGAGAGTTTGTTCAGCGTTTTAAAAAGATAGCACGCAAGACAGAGCTAATAGAATTTGGTACGGAACGTATTGTTTCTTATGGCATCTCACCGCAGAAGTTGGATAAACTCGTAAACGAGATGACAAAGGAGGAAACATGAAAGCCTGGATTGTAAATGAAAAATATGAAACAGCTTCTGCAGTTGTTTTCGCTGAAACACGAGGTAAAGCAAAAGCGCTCGCATTATGCACAAGCAGCTGTGAGGACGCAAATTTCTGCGACGTTGAAGTCAGTCGAGCACCTGAAATGGACAAGTATTACGCTGAGGGAAAAACAGAAATGGACTGGTTCAATCCGAAAGACAGAATTGCATTGGTGAAAGAATGCGGATTTTACTGTGAAGAGCCGATAGCAGAATGTTGCAAATCCTGTCCTGCAAAAGATTTTTGCGATGAGGCAGTGCAGGAAAAGGAGCACCCAAATGACCGCTAAAGAATACCTATCACGCTATCACCTTATCAACATACGCATAAATCAAAAGATAGATCAGCAACGACAGCTTCGGGAGCTCGCTACCAACATATCGCCGTCATCCGGAGGAGGACACAGCAGCGGGGTATCGGACAAGGTGGGTACGGCTGTTGCAAAAATTGCAACACTGGAGCAGGAGATAAATGCAGAGATAGACAATCTTATCCGTGTTAAAGCTGAGATAGAGCGCACTGTTTCTGCGGTATCTGACGAGCGGTTAAGGCTGATACTGGCAGCAAGGTACATAAACTGTAACCGATGGGAACAGATAGCTGTTATGCAGAACATAGAGCTTAGATGGTTGTACCGATTACACGGGCGAGCACTCTCGGAAGTAAGTAAAATAATTGACCATTGAAATACACATAAAGAGTGTGATATGATTACGATAGAAAAGAAGCGAAAGCGTAGTGACCGAGGAGCGGCTAATAAGCCGCCAGGTCACCTTTTCTGTCAATTATGCGTACAAGAGTATCCATTGGACCTCCTTTTTCTTAGTCGAGCCGTCCGCTCTTCTGATTCTTTCGTGCGGACGGTGACGAATACTTCAAGCACTCTGTATTTCAGGGTGCTTTTCTTATATCCGGAGAACGTTATTAGAATAATAGAATATCGGTCATTTGACTACAGTTTTATCAAAACCGTATATGTTTATCGCAGAGATGAGGTTGACAATTCGGGCGAGAGTGGTATAATATCAGAAAAGAGATATAACAAGAATCATGACAGCAAGGGGCGCTTTGCAAGCAGTAGCGGCGCTTCGCTCAAAATGAGCAAAGCGGAAATCAAGAAAGTGTCAAGTGAGATCAGCACGAATTACAGAAAATATGCAGGGAAGAAAAAGTGTGTTCATTATTCCTTGTGGCATGATGAGTATTATCAGTATCGATTTATAAACAACGGGTTTGCTGATTATGTATTTTTCAAGAAGGAGAAATCATAACTATGGAAGAATTAAAAGTGCTTTTAGAAAACGTCAGCGATTCATACTATGATTTTGTTCGAGCTATGTTGCAAAGTGCAAAAGAGCATTATGACAGGATAGATGAAATTATCGCATATATCAAGGATAATCCCGAAGCCGATACATCTGATATTTTGGGTTGGGATTCGGAAACTTTCGACGGGATCAATTTCGATAACCCGGTAAGTATAGTTGATGAAGATGACAACGAAGACGAATAACTCAAGCACTCTTAACAGGGTGCTTTTCTTATACTCATTTTCACATACGAGGTGATATAATGCTGAAAGCCTGCTCAAAGTGCGGGAAGATACACAAGCCCGGAGGATGTCATATACCTTCGGTGCAGTATCACGCTAAGCAGGTGCGTGACAGCGAAGCCGACAGGTTTCGCAACCGCAAGATATGGCGCAGAAAAGCCGATGAAATACTTGAGCGTGACGGTCATTGCTGCAGGGTGTGCCTGTCGGCAGGCGTTATCAACAGCACGGACCTGTCTGTGCATCATATTGTACCGCTAAAGGTCGATTATGACCGCAGGCTTGATAACGATAACCTTATAACGCTTTGCCGTTATCATCACGACATGGCGGAGCGTGGACATATCAGCAGGCAGGAACTGGCAACTATGACTTGTACCGTTGATTTTTCACACCACAACATATAGTGGTACAATGCTATACACCACAATATATGGTGTACCCCCCCTACCCTTGCGATTTTTGAAGGGTTTCGGTCTGACATCTGACCGCCACCTCTTTACACGATATATTCCCAATATGACTTTTGAAAGGAGGTCTGAGTATGCCGAGAGGAGCAAAAACGATCGATAACTGTGCAGGACACAGGACAAAGAAAGAAAAGGAAAGCCGTAAAAATGCGGAGCTGGGACAGCTTACCGGAAAGAAGCTAACAGAGTTTAAGCAGGTGCGAGAGAACGAAACAGCACATAAAGAATTTCAGCGTATCCAGAAGCTGCTTAAGGTTGTCGGAAAAGACGACGCCCTTTATTCGGCAGGGATCAACCGCTATTGTGAGCTTGTATCGGAAATCGAGCAAGTGAAAACGGATATGCTTGTGATACGGCAGACCGCCGATAAATTGAACGCCGCATTTGAAGAACAGCAGGACAAGGAAGAGCTTGACAGCGGTGAAATAATCAAGTTTACAAAGGCATACACAAGCCTTATCACACAGTCGATGAAATGCGACGACAAAATCATGACGAAAAGAAAAATGATGAGCGACATTGAAAAGGAAAATGGCTGGACGGTGCTTTCTGCTATCAGAGCAATACCGAAGCAGGCAGAAAAGCCCGAAGATGACGCTTTAATGAAGATATTACAGGGAGGTGAGAGCAGTGAAACTGTTTGATAAGATATTCAGACGTGATACCGAAGGCACGGATATTGAAGTGGCTTTCGGACTAAAGCAGATAAGCAATATAACGAGAGAACAGGCGCTTGAAATCCCTGCGGTTTCAGCGGCTGTTAATTTTATAGCCGGCACAATAGCAAGCCTGCCGATAAAGCTGTACAACAGCAATGACAAGGTTCAGACAGCGGCGGAAATCACTGAGGATAACCGTCTGTATCTGCTGAATGAAGAATCGGGTGATACTTTGAACCCGACAGAAATAAAGCGTGCGGTTATCCGTGATATGCTCCTTGACGGAACGGGATATATGCACATAGAGCGGAGCGGAAACGAGGTATCGGCTCTCAGATATGTCCGTGACAGTGCTGTAAGCGTGGAGAAAAATTCGGATGCAATCTATAAGACGCTCCGTATGCTCGTTGACGGCAGAGCGTACAATCCGTGGGATTTTGTCATTCTCAGCCGTAACAGCGTTGACGGAGGAAAGGGAGTAAGCATACTTGCCGAAAATCCCACGCTTTTGACATCAAGCTATATGCTGTTACAGCTTGAAAAGGCGATGAGCCGCAGAGGCGGTAACAAGAAGGGCTTTCTGCGTACAGAACGTAAAGTAGACGAGCTAGCGATGCAGACTATACGTGAAGCATGGAGAAAGCTTTATAGCAACAACGGCGACGGTATGATGATACTGCAGAACGGGCTCGACTTCAAGGAAAGCAGCTCCACCGCCGTTGAAATGCAGTTAAATCAGAACAAGGTGACAAATGCCGAGCAGATAGCAATGCTGTTTGGCTTATCTCCCGATGTGCTGTCGGGCAGAGCAGACGACAGAACGTACATAAACAGCATAAGGACAGCCGTTCTGCCTGTTGTGTCTGCGTTTGAAATGGCGCTCAACAGGGCACTATTGCTTGAAAAAGAGAAGCATAACAAGTATTTTATCATAGATACTTCCGAGCTTCTGAAAGCGGATATTCTGACACGCTATCAGGCGTATCAGATAGGTCTTGCGGCAAACTTCTTACAGCCGGATGAAATACGTTTCAAGGAAAACCTTGCGCCGCTCGGACTTGACTTTATCAAGCTCGGACTTAACGATGTGCTTTACGACCCTAAGACAAAGCAGATATACACGCCAAATACCGACAGCCACGCTAAAATTGATGATGCGGGCTTGCAAAGCGGCGATGAGGGTGATATAATACAGGTAAGACATTATTTGCAGAACCCTATAACAGGAAAATTAATGGGAAGCACGAGTGACGGTGCAATCAAATCCGTTACGGTAAGCGAGGACGGCACGGTAACAACGGTTTACAAGCCGCAGGCTAAAACAAAATATGCACCGTCACCGCAGAGAAATCACAGCGGTATACAGGTAAAGCCAAAGACTTATGCAAAGCTGTGTGGAGAGTTTAATACGAAGTATCCGGGAAGTAGAAAAGGATTTCAAGGTATGGTTTTTAAAGGAAAATATCAGTACTTGGCAACTTCAGACGGAGAAGGCGGAGTGATTATAAACCGTAAAATTAAATTGTGATAGGAGAATTTGAGTATGACAAAACGACAATTTGAAAAGTATAATACGGCATATCAAAGTCTTTTAAAACAGCGGTATATAGAAAAAATACCTGAAAACAATGACACCGATGACAACTATGATCTGTTTAGTAAATTTCTGTTTGTCTTAGTTGCTCCCGAACAATATGAAGTAGAGCCTTTAATGCTGGAATATGTGAAGAATCACGAAGACGCAACTGTGGAAGAATTGCTGTCTTACTTTGACAATATCGCTCCTCCCGGCTTACCTCCCTGCGCTTCTGAATGGGAAGATGACGAGGACGAAGAATGAAATTGAATATGACGACCGCTCTTTAAGGGCGGTTTTCTTATACCCGTGTGCAATTGATTGCACTTGACTTGAACACAAACTTTGCAAAAACAGCCGTTTTTTGTGAAATTCGGCGCAAAAAAAAACGCACCAAACTTAATAATTTTACCGCTCTTAAAAAGGGCGGTATTTTTATACCCACAACACAGAAAGGAGTGATAAAAATGAAAATCGAAATCCGTTCCGCTGATCTTATGCACATCAGCGGATATGTAAACGCTGTCGAGCGTGACAGCAAGCAGCTGCCTGCGTCAATGGCGCCCGGTATGACAACGCCATTTGTTGAGCGTATCGTAAGCGGTACGTTTGCGAAAAGCCTTAAAGATCATCCAAAGGTCGAGTTGAGGTTCAATCACAGCAAGGTGCTTGACACTACAGACGGAACGCTTGAACTGCGTGAGGACAGCATAGGACTTCACGCAGAAGCCGATATCACCGACAGAGAAGTAATCGCAGAAGCGAGAGCAGGACATCTGACAGGGTGGAGCTTCGGCTTTTCGGGAGCACAGGCGCACCTTGAGCCATGTGACGAGGGAGTTCAGCGCAGAATGATTACGGGATTGACACTGCACGAGGTGTCAATCCTCAACCGCAATCCCGCATATATTGCCACATCAATAGAAACAAGAGGCGAGGAAACGACCGTGACGGAACAGCGCAGTGCCGAAAACGATACGGTCGAAGTAACAGATGAAATCCGGGAGTTTATCCCCGATTACAGCAAGGAAATAGAAATCTTACAGCTTATGTCGGATTACTCCGACGGAAAGGAAACAGTATGAATTTAAAAGCACTCATCGAAAAGAGAAATGCTCTTATCGCTGATATGAAGTCACTCTGCGATAAGGCTACAGCAGAAACAAGAGCGATGACAACAGAGGAGCAGACAGACTATGACGCTAAGAAGGCGGAAGTCGAGGCACTGAACAAGACAATCCGCTCAATCGAGGAGCAGAACGCTCTTAATCTGAACTCTGCAAAGTCAGACGGCACAGCAACCGACAAGGAGCAGGCGGAAACAAGAGCTTTCGAAAATTATCTGCGTACAGGTCAGATAGTCGAAACAAGAGAAGATGTCAATCTGACAAAGGGCGATAACGGCGCAGTTATCCCTGCAACTATCGCAAACAAGATAATCCGTAAGGTTATCGACATCTGCCCTATCTATCAGATGGCAACAAGATACACACTCGGCGGCACGCTCTCGATTCCTTATTACGATGAAGAATCGCAGGCTATCTCAATGGCGTATGCCACAGAGTTTACGGACCTTGCAAGCACATCGGGTAAGTTCCTCAGCATTGAACTCAAGGGCTATCTTGCAGGCGCACTCTCTAAGGTTTCAAGAAGCCTCATCAACAATTCGCAGTTTGACATCGTTTCTTACGTTATAAACGAGGTTTCGACTGCGGCGGCAAAGTGGATCGAAAACCAGCTTATCAACGGCACAGCAAGTAAGATAGACGGTCTTGCCGCAGGCGTTACACAGGTGGTAACGACCGCATCGGCAACAGCTATCACAGCAGATGAGCTTATCGACCTGCAGGAAACGATCCCCGACGTATATCAGGATAACGCCTGCTGGATCATGAACAAGGCTACAAGAACCGCTATAAGAAAGCTCAAGGACAACGAGGGCAGATATATTCTCAATCCTGATGCAACGGCAAAGTGGGGCTATACGCTTTTCGGCAAGCCCGTATACACAACCGACAGCGTATCGGCTATTGCTTCCGAAAAGACAGCTATCTACTACGGCGATATGAGCGGTCTTGCAGTTAAGACTTCCGAAGATGTGTCTATCCAGATACTTAACGAAAAGTACGCAACACAGCACGCTGTCGGCGTTATCGCATGGGTGGAGATTGACGCAAAGGTCGAGAATGCCCAGAAGATAGCCGCCCTTAAAATGAAGAAAGCAGGAGGCTAATAACCTATGACAGTAAAGGCAACGACCAACTTTTCAGGCACCGTCAGTATGGCAAAGGGCGAGGAGCGTGAGCTCCCTGCCGGTCCTGTGCTGAACGACCTGCTCTCCTGCGGGTACATAGTGCCTGTGGACAAGGAGGAGAAAAGTGAAACTAAGCGAGGTAACAAGCGCAAAGATTAAGGCATTCTGCGGTGTCAGTGATGACGAGGACAGAATGCTTGAAATCTGTGCCGGAGCGGCGAAATCCTATATCAAGGGCTATACGGGGCTTGATGATACTCAGATAGACGAATACGAAGACATCACGGTGGCTTACTTAGTGCTTATAAACGATATGTATTCCTCTCGTGACTTCTCGTCCGACAGAGCGTCACAGAACCCCGTGACCGCTCAGATACTCGCCCTGCACAGCTTAAATCTGCTGAACGGAGTGAATGAGAATGACATTTAACAGAAAAATCACGCTCATATCCTCCGAGCAGAAAAACGGCTCACAGGGCAAAGCAGACAGGGCAGTAAAGACCGTATACGCAAAGGTTTCCGAGCCTGGCGTAACGGCAAAATATGCCGCCGAAACGGCAGGGTACAAGTCGGAACTTACGGTGTATATGTGGAGACGTGAATACAGCGGTCAGTCTGTCGTACAGATTGACGGCAGGCGGTATCACGTCGAAACAACCGGAGCGGCCGACAGCGACCTGCATATAAAGCTGATACTGGCGAGAGGAGGCTGACAATGATAACAGAAAAGATTGATTCGGCACTCTCGGCGGTATTTGAGCATTTTTACAGCTATATGCCTGAGTTTGAGGACGGCGAAGAGCCGGAGAAGTATGCGGTGTACAATTTATCGTACAGGGATACGTTCTTCAGCTCCGGCAAGGCAAATATACGGCAGTATGCGTTGTCTGTGAGTGTTTTCTCGCCGCAGGCAGACATTGAGCTGTATGACAAAACACAGACGGCGATAGAGAATGTAGGCGGTATATTTACCGGCACTACCGATTTATCGCAGTTTGATGTTTATCCCAACAGAAAAATTTTAGTCATGGAGTTTACGCTCTATGAGGAAAGGACATAACTATGGCAAAAGTAACACAGGGCACAGATCGCAAGTCGGCTGTATGCACCAAGCGTTTTGCGTATGCACCGCTTACAACGGATAATGCCGATACACTGACATACGGTGATGTGACTGAGATCAAGGACATACTTATCACAACAAAGTACACACCTAAGATGAACAGCGCATCGCAGTATGCAAGCGGCGTTGAGGTTGACAGCTATGTAGCTAAGGCAGGCGGCACGCTTGACGTAACAATCGTAAACACCAACTCTGCCGATGAGGTAGCACTTTTCGGCGCAAAAGTGAACACGGCAACGGGAGTGCTTGAAAGCGGTAAGGACGATGTTGTACCCGATGTAATGTGCATCTACAGCACTATGACATCGGACGGCAAGATAAACCTTTACAAGTTCCCCAAGTGCAAGTTTACTTCACAGGGCGAGAACGTACAGACGACAGACGAGAACGGCGTAACATTCAACAGCCTTGCACTGCAGGCAAACTACAAGGCACTTATCAACACAGGCGTTGATATGTACTGCGTAAAGGGTCTTGATCCTGTTACAGACAAGGCAAGCATTGACGCATGGTTTGCAACGGCTTCGGGCGTTATTGTAGCTGAAGTGTAAAAAAGTACAGATATGACGGGGCGGGAAACTGCCCCGAAAATTATCTATAAAGGAGATTCGATGTGTTCACAGAACTTTTAAACAAGAAAATTTACATCACAGATACTTTATATCTGCGATATGACATAAAAGCGTTTATAGAAGCGGAAGAAAAGGGCGTCAGCCCGTTTGAACTGACCTTCCCACTGCCGCTTGACTACATCAGAGCGGGGCTTCGGTGTTGCTTTGATGAACTGGGGTTCAGCTCGGCACAGCGTTCCGAAATAGTGTCCGACCTAACAACACAGTTATCACCGGAATACCTGCAGGACAGGGTGCTTGCCGCAACGACCGCTGCACTTCCTGCGCCGATAGTAGGAAGTAAACCGACAGACGAAAAGTCCGACTTTAAGAAGCTCCGCAGTCTGTTTATAGATATTATGGGACGTACAGATGAAGAATTTATGTATTCCACGCTGTACGAAATAACGGACAGATGGAACGACTACGCAACATTTATGGGGTACAAAGCCCCAACAGAGAGGTTTGTACAGTATGACGATTAAAGACAGCCGTGCATACAAATACGCCGTGTGGGCATTGCAGGACAGCTCCGGTAAGGTCGGAAGATACGTCAGAAAACAGTGCGCCGAATGGCTTAAAGCTGTCGATGACGGTTATGTAGATGTTCAGGAATGGAACAAGATAACCGCATTGCTCAAAGCCATACAGCACCCCGACTTAGGCCGTGATATGTACTCATCGCTTGAAGATTACAGCCTGCTTTTTATCTATGCGGTGCTTTGCACGAAAACAGACGGAAAGCTGTATTACAGCACGGGACTGCTCGAAATTGCCCGAAAGAACTACAAGACGTTCACAGCGGCGGTAATATTCATCATCGGTATGCTGACGCTGCCCCGATTTTCCCGTCTGTTCTCTGTAGCTCCCGACTTAAAGCTGTCGAGCGAACTTAAGGTTGCTATCAAGAAAATCATAAAATCCTCTCCGCTGCTTGAAAAGCATTTCAAGGTTATGCGGTCCGAGATCAGATGCTTGATGTGTGATACGGAGTATACGCCGCTTGCGTACAGTAAGGATAAGCTGGACGGTAAGCTGGCTCACTTGTTTCTTGCCGATGAGGTCGGAGCAATGGACGGCTATCCGGTTGAAGCAATGCGTTCCTCGCAGATTACGCTTAAGAGCAAGCTCGGAATACTTATTTCCACACAGTACCCGAATGATGATAACGGCTTAAAGGACGAAATCGACATAGCCAAGAAACAGCTTGACGGGGTGTACAGCTCTGGCAAGAAATATTTTGCGTTGCTTTATGAGCCTGATATTGAGCTTGTACCCGACTGGAAGACGAACGACAGTGTGCTGTATCAGTCGAACCCTGTAGCTGTCGATAATGCGGATCTGTTCTCGGAACTGAAAGACAACCGCCAGCTTGCTGTGCTGTATGAAAACAAGCGTGAGAACTTCCTATGCAAGCACTGTAATATTCAATACAAGGGCGTAGGCAGTGAGGGCTATGTTGACCTTATATCCGTGCAAAACTGCTCTGAGGACGTGCCTGACGAGTTCTGGCGGGGAAAGATAGTCTATCTCGGACTTGACCTCTCACAGACAGAGGATAACACGGCGCTCGCTATGATATGCTATCACGAGGGCAAGATATATGTTAAATCGGTAGCATTTATTCCTGCCGAAAAGGTAGAGGAAAAATCAGTAAAGGAGCACGTTAATTACAAGACGCATATCGCAAACGGTGATTGCTTTGCGTGCGGCGATTATATCATAGACTACGGCTTTGTCGAGAATTACATACTGACGCTGAAAGAAAAGTACGGCGTTATAATAGCTCAGCTCGGCTTCGACCGTTGGAATGCGCTGTCAACGGTGCAGAAGCTCGAAAGCGCCGATGATCCGATAGAGTGCGTAGAGATACGACAGCATTCAAGCGTGCTTCATGCTCCGACAAAGTGGCTCAAGGAGCAGATACTCACGGGAAATATAGTGTTTGCAAAGAATGAACTGCTTGAAATTAACTTCAGCAACGCTCGCTGTACAGAGGACACAAATCTGAACAAGTACGTCAATAAAAAGCGCTCTGCCGGCAAGGTCGATATGGTGGTGTCGCTGATAAATGCGGTGTATCTGCTTCAGCAGGAGATACTCAACGGCGATTGCGGCGTGTTTGTGCAGTATTAGGAGAATATTATGGAAAGAATAAAGAAATTTTTGCTTGATCACGCAGAATTTATGATAGCAGGGGCTATAGTTATAGGAAAGCTGATAAAATGACACTGATACAAGGATATTTAGGCATAATCGAATTATGCCACAGTGACAGGTACGACCTGTTCCTCGCTGATACGGAGCTGAGGTGTCTTGATGAGATAGGGATACTGCTCAGATATAACCATAACCACGACCCGCATACAGGCAGATTTACAAGCGGTAATGGGGTTGACAACGGCAAAAAAGATGTTGACAAATTGACAGAGAGTAGTATAATAAATTATGCAAAAGCTACCGATGTTTTCGAGGTGTCCAATAATTCTGAAAATTCTAATTTTGAATTGCAGAATGTAGTAGATTTAATGGAAAAATCAAGTGTCGGTAGAGATGCTTTGACTAAATTATCAGAAAAAGGTGTTAAACCGATTTTCGATTATTCTGAAGTGCGTCATACTAACAGAGGAATGCAACAAGGAAATTCCATCAGATTATATGCTCGTAATATTGCAAATGAAAGAGTGGCTGCACAGACGGTGATACACGAAACTACGCATTTATATTATGGCATAGGTCAAAACCAATGGGCTGAAGCTGTTTGTTTTGCAAAAGAAAAAATGTTTATAACAGGTAGACCTTTAACAGTTGCAGAAAAACGATATATAGTAAAACTTGCCAAAGACAACTATCCCGAGTTTAAGTGGAAGAAAGGCGGATATATAAATGGAAAACGGTTATGAACTCATAGAACGATTAAGAAAAGGCGAAAAAATCAAGTGCACAGATTGCCAGAAAGGATATTATACCACTAATACAGAAGATGTTTCGACTGCTCGTGAATTTCGATGCAATAAATGCAATAGTGTGTTAAGAATATCACCAAACATTACAGTTGAGTGATTGCACTTGATTTTAACGTGCATGGTCAAAATATCACATTAAACAAATGGCTTAACAAAGCCAAATGCAACTTGCCCAAAACTGAATAAATCATCCACTCCGAAAGGGGTGGATTTTTTATACCCAAATTTCTGAAAGGAGCGATAAAATGTCCGATGATTTATTTACTCTTGATTTATCCGGAATGGACCTTAAAGATCTCATTCAAGTGGTAAACGAAATGGATAGCAAGCTGAACAGCAAGATCATCCCCGAAATTCTTGAAGAAGTCGGTGATGAACTGATAGACGAAGAACGGCGAATGCTGCAGGGTAGGTCAAATAAAGACGGCTCTCCGACAAAGCTCAGCGGTCTGTTGTCAAAGCAGATAACGAAAACAGGCAAGCTGTACAAGGTAAAAGCCGGGTATGACACAGCTACAATTAAAGCGCATCCTGAAAGCGTGATCATCGAGTTTGGCAGACCGGGCAAGAAAAGCCGCAAGAAAGGCGGCAGGGATAAGCTCGGCAGAAAAATAGGTGCTGTGCAGTCATACTCGCACATCAGAGCGGCGCTTATATCAAAGAAGAAAGCAATCACGGAGCTTGCGGAAAACCGCTTCCGTGACGAAATAGAAGAACTGTGGGAAAAGGGAGGTAAAAAATAATGGCACAGGAACTTACTGCGAATTTTGGGGCAAACAGCACGAAATTTTCTAAGGGCGTGCAGGAGATAAAAGCTCAACTTACTGAGCTTAACAAAGCCCTTGAAACGAACAAGAAAGAGCTTGCCGATACAAACAAAAAAACAAAGGAATACGAAAAAGAGCTTGATCAGCTGAAGACAGCCGAGAAAGAAAACGGCACAGCTACAGAAGAACAGAAAGCCCGGATGGCAGAGCTTGAAAAGGAGATTGACAAGGCACGCACCAGAGCCGCACAGCTTAAAACCGAGCAGATTGACTTAAAAAACGGGCTTAAAAATACCACAAACGAACTAAAAAAACAAAAAGCAGGCGTTTCCGGTGTTTCCGATGAGATGAAAAAGATGAAAACGCTGATAACCGGCTTTATTGCGGCTTATGGCGGTAAAAAGCTGTGGGATCTGCTGATAGGCTCGAATGCCGAAATGGAGCAGTACACGACATCTCTTGAGGTTATGCTCGGTTCTGCGTCAAAAGCGTCGGCAATGATAGAGAAGATGCGTGAGTTTGCCGCTAAGACACCGCTTACGCTTGAAAACGTAATCTCCGGCGGTTCGCTTCTAATGAGCTATGGTGTGGATGAAAGCAATCTGATTGACACTATGACAAAGCTTGGAGATCTCGCAAGCGGCAACGCCGAAAAAATGGACAGAATAACGCTTGCTTACGGTCAGATGCTTGCAAAGGGCAAGGTCACCGGCGAAGAACTTATGCAGATGACGGAGGCAGGTGTACCGCTTCAGACGGCGCTTGCCGAAAGCATAGGCGTAACCGGTGAAGAGTTCTCAAAAATGGTATCAAAGGGCGAGGTCGGCATAGACGATCTGAACAAGGCTATAACTGGGCTTACAACAGGCAACGGCAAGTTTGCGGGAATGATGGAAAAGCAGTCGCAGACCATGCAGGGCATGCTCAGTACCTTGCAGGATAATCTGTCCGAATTTATGCGTAAAATGGGCGAGGGAGCTTTCGGAGAAGTAAAGTCGGCATTACAGGAAGCGTCCGATCTCTTAGCAGAGTGGGAGGAGGACGGAACACTTGACAAATGGGCGCAGGGAGTAGGCGTTATGCTGAAAAACCTTATCGCCTTTCTGAAAACGGCTATTTCTGTAGGTCTTGACTTCAAGGAAGCAATAATAGCGGGGGCTGTGGCTCTCGGCACGTTTAAAGTCGCTATCGGAATGGGTAATGTCATAAGTGCGGCGGTAGCGTCAATACAGCACTTTACGACAGTTACAAAGGCGGCAACAACGGCACAGGCAACATTTAACGCTGTCGGTGCGGCTAATCCGTATGTGTTTATTGCATCGGTTGCATTGACAGCGATTGCAGGAATAGCGACATTCATTGCCACAACAAACAACGCTACACAATCCGTTGAGGAACTTACGCAGGCGGCTTCTGAACTATCTGACGAGGCGCAGAAATCGGTCGATAAGGCTAAAACGCTTGAAGAAGTAATGGCAAAATACGAATCCGCCGCTACTAAGGTTCAGTCTGTCGCCGAGAAAACACAGACGCTGAAAGACCTGCAGGAACAGCTTAACAGCGCCTATGGCAATACAAAAGAAGCTATAGACCTTGTGAACGGCAGTTATGAAGAAAATATAAAGAAACTGCAGGCGGCAACGGAAGCGGAGAGAGAAAATGCAAGGATTCAAGCGCAGGCGGCTGTAAATAAGAATAATCAGGCACAGAGAGTTCTGACCGAAGAAGGAATAACAAACACAAGAAATAATGTAGGTCAGGAACTTGGTGGTTCCACCATCGGTATCAAGGATATAGAAAACGGCACTATAACTAATCCAAATATAAAAATCGGGAATGCGCCTATCGGAATGGGTACAGGCGGAACAATACGTGTTGTAAAAATCGGAGGCGAAACGTTTGCTGAAAAAGCACAGGCATACAAAGATTATATAGATTATCTTGTGCAGGTAGGACAGAAGAAATCGGAAATATACAATATAGCCGCCGACAAATACAAGGAGTATACAAATTTAGCCGCCCAAGCCGCCGAAGATGAAGCCCTCCTTGCCGCCGCAACAGAAACCACAACAAAGGAAACCGAAGAAAACACCGAGACCAAAAACAACAACATAAAAACCACCGAAGAACTTGCCGACAGCACATCAACACTCATTAAGAATCTTAACGAGCTGGCTTCCGCCTACGCAGAGCAGGGGAAGAACGGCAATATATCCTATGACACTATGCTGAAGCTAATAGACGCAGGGTATACGCAGTGTGTCAGCCTTGACAACGAAACAGGCAAAATAAAGCTGAACACAGAAGCGTACAAAGAGCTTGCAAAGGCAAAGCTTGCTTCACAGATAGCGGAGTATGATGCGACAATCGGCACGCCGAATATCAACTCATACTACGATCAGCAGGAATGGGAAGCAAAAAAAGATCTAAGGCTCAAGCGTGACGCACTGCAGGCGATGTATGATAATTTTGATACATACATGGAAGCTGGCAGTTTCAGCGGTACCGGAAATTCGTCCGAAAAGAGCAGTACAAGCAGTGCAGACAACGAATATAAAAAGGCTTCTGAGGCATACAAAACCGAAGCGGACAAGAAGATAGCGCTGATAAAGCGTGAGCTTGAAGCAAAGAAAGAACTGCGTGACGCTACGATAAAAGCGATTGACGATGAAATCGAAGCCCGCAAGCGCCTGAATGAGGACAGCGACCTCGAAAAGCAGATAAACGAAGTTAAAGCACAGCTTAAATACAGTCAGCTTGACGAATTCTCCCGTGAGCAGATGGAGAAAAAATTGCAGGGATTGTACGATGATAAGGCGGAAAAGGACTGGCAGAGAAACGCACAGGCTCGTAAGGATGCCGCAAACGCAAAGTATGAAAGCGAGCAGAAAAGCTATAACAATCAGATCAGCGCAATTAACGAAAGCTTAAAAACCGTACAGCAGATAATGTCGGCTATGGCTGACGGCTCAAAAACCGTTGAAAGTATCGTGAACAACAATAATACACGGAACAATACAGCAAACGTTAATCTTATCGGTACGGCTCTGACAATGGCTCAGATAACAAAGGCGGTCAAGGACGCACTGATGGACGATATTGTAATCAGATAGGAGAAAAGTATGGAGAAAATCACATTTTCAACCGTTCTCGGTACGGCGGTAACGATAAACGATGTCAACACATCATCCGATGCAGACGGATACATACCGCTCCACCTGCTGAGTTTTGAGGGAAATGCACTCGGATATAAGCACGATAGCTCCGAGCGTGTAGGCTTTGACGGTGCGGGATTTTACGGCGCAAAAGCAAATATCCGTACTATCACCGCAGAAATCGCTCTGCTTCCTCGCAGCGGAAAGCCGGCTACGATGTACGAGCTTCGCAGAAAGCTCCTGCGGTACTTTCCCGCCGGTGTTGAAGGTACGCTGAAATACACGAACAGCGCCGGCAAGACATATCAGATTGAGGGTGTTGTCAGTGAGCTTCCTGCGGTAGAACGTCAAGTCGGGGTGTTATGCACAGCAAAAATAATGATTTTGTCATACGTTCCGTTCTGGCGTGTAAAAGCGGCAGATGTGGAGGTGTCGGCAGCCGCAGGAAAAACGCAGTCGGTAAATTTCACAGCACAGACGGAGGATAAAGTGCCTGCTATGCTTTACATATCGGCACCTGTCAGCATGGCAGGCACAGACACGCATTCAGCTATAATTACGCTTAGCGGTCAAGATAAAGCAATACCGTACAGCTATATGAGTATTACCGGAAAAGAGCCACAGCGGGGTAGCAAAACGATAACCGGAGAACTTCAGCTGACAAAATACCTGAGCACAAGTGATGTGATAAACATCGACTGGGGACTTCTCGGCAAGGTGTATATACCATATGCACAGCGTTCCGGTATCGACCTGATAAAGTCAACATCGCAGTATATCTATCCCGGCACTAACACTTTATCGGTGAAGAATAATGCAACAGCAGGCACGATAAAAGCAAAGCTGGTGCGTTTTGATTATGTAAGGAGTATCTGATGATAGTTAGAGTATACGATTTTTTATCGGCTGAGAAGCCGAAATTCTCTCAGAACCTTGTCGGCATCGTATCCGATGTTGAAAACTTCAAATATACACGCAGAGCATACGACATCGGCAGTTTCGAGATGACGATATCCTCAAACGCAGATGAAGCCGGATGTATACAGCCGGACCGCATGCTGATAGTCGGGGAAAAGCTCGGTCAGACATATATAGCGAGCGATCCGACAAAGCGTATAGTAAGAGGAACGTTTCTTTATGTTACGGATATTGAAAAGAAGGATGATAAGATAACCGTCACCGGATATGATCTGAAGTATCTGTTTGCACTTCGTGTCACGCTTTTTCCGAAAGAAGAGCAGGACAAGGGAACATACGGCTATTATGTCACAAGCGGCACGACATTTTCGTGTATCTCGGACATCATTAACTACAATATCGTTAACGCTACAGACAGCGACAGACAGATATACGGTATGTTTGGTATAACGATGCCCGTAAATCAGATCAACGCAGACCCGCCGCTTACAGGCATACAGGATGACCGCTACATGACACGTCTTGAGCCGGTCAGTACGGCAATTTTCAATCTGCTTAAAAACTGCAAAACGCATTTCTATGATATGCGTCTGATTATTGATGATAACTCGGAAGACGGCGACAACTATAATCCACACATGGAATCGAGCGAGGATAAGCCGACTATCATCATAGATGAAAGTCGATACAACATCAAGAGTTACACACGCAAGGACGGAACATCGGCATACAAAAACGCTATATATGCTGTTGTCGGCAGCGGCGACGCTGTTACAGTGAAATGCGTAAAGCGCCCTGATGATACCGCAAGCGGAGTAAAGCGTAAAGAGGTTGTGCTTGATGTCGATACCGACAGCGTAGCCGAGATAGACAGATACGCACTTAAAGCGGCAGAAGAATATGTGGTATCCGATGACTTTGAGATAGAACCGCTGTTTATGGATGACGAAGCCGAACCTGAGCTTGCGCAGAAGGTATCTATTCGCATTGACAGAGTGGAGTACGAAACGGTCATAACTGAGATTACAGACGAGTATGCAAACGGCAAGCATACGCAAAGCTATGTCTGCGGTGACAAAAAGCTGAAGGTGCTTAATGTGCTGAACAAGGCAACGGCAGGAAATACACAGAAGATTGTTAATAATAAGATTGCTGCGGGAAATGCCGGCGGTGTCGGCAAGTTCACCAATACCGACAGAAACTGCGAGGTGTTCAACGACTACAAAAACAATGTTGCATCAGCGTACTATTCGCACGCCGAAGGGTATATGACTACGGCTAACGCTCCGCATAGTCATGCGGAAGGGAGCAACACTGTAGCATCCAATCTATCCTGTCATGCAGAAGGCAGTGAAACGACCGCTTCGGGAAATTGTTCTCACGCTGAAAATACTGGCTGTATTGCAAGCGGCAGCAACTCACACGCAGAGGGGTATTACACGAAGGCTACAGGCGAGCATTCGCACGCATCGGGAAATCACACAATTGCGGGGTGGGAGGTCTTTGCACTCGGAAGGTATAACAAAAAGGCTGAAGATGTGGCACTTGTTGTTGGCAACGGATGGGGAAACGATAGCTATGAATATAGGAGTGACGCCCTGACGCTTGACTATAGCGGTAATCTGCATATTTCGGGAAAGTTTACAGCTGACGGGGGTGTCGGCTATGTGCTTCCCTCTGCAACTGCCGACACGCTCGGTGGGGTGATGATTGGCGATAACATTAATGTATCGGACAGCGGTACAATATCGGTGAATCTGTCGGCGTACCTGAAAAACTCGGATATAGCGGACTGGGCAAAAGCTGAAAGCAAGCCTGCGTATACGGCGGAGGAAGTAGGAGCGGCAGAGAAGAATCATACACATAATATGTCGGATATTACGGATATGCCCGAATGGACGAAAACCGAGAATAAGCCTGCGTATACGGCAAGTGAAGTCGGAGCGGCAACAGCGGCAGATATTACTGCGGCGGTGAATGCTATCGAGATTGGTGGCAGAAATCTGCTGTATGACAGCACGGGGAACATCAAAGACGGCTGGAGCGGTAACACGGTCGTAAATGTCGGGGGCGGAATATCGGGTAACAGTCTTGCGGTTTCAAGAACTGGGTATTCCGGAAATGCAAGATATTTCGGCTTAAGCAAGCGGCACTTTCTGACGGATTTCAATGTCGGCACAAGCTACACTCTGTCGGCGTGGATAAAGGTCAGAAGCGATGTCGGGCTTGACGCAAGCGGGTATGTAATGGCACGATTTCGCTCGGCAGATGATAAAAAGCTGTATGCCCTGTCGCTGACGGTGGGAGTCGATACTGTTAAAGACAAGTGGCTCTACTACGAAAAGACGTGGACGATAAACGACAGCGACATATCGAAACTCGAATGCGTGGCTCTTGCGCTTGATAAAAACGGCATGATCGAGGCTTGCAATATCAAGCTTGAAAAAGGCACTAAGGCTACGGACTGGTCGCCTGCGGCCGAAGAGGACACGGAGCGTATCGCAAGCCTTGAAGCAAGGGTTGCGGCACTTGAGGCGGCGGCAGTATCGGGAGGTGAGGTATAATGTTGGATTTTGGCAGATGGATAGTCGAGGTCGCTGTGAACGGCGTTAAAAGCGGCAGCTTTGACAGAGCGTGGGCGGCTATGCAGCTTGGCAATCATTACAGCCGTGACAGGATAACGGCGGAGGATATTGCGAGGTTTGATACAGCGATTGATGAGTATGAGGCAAAGATGAACGAGGCGGATAATACGGAAATATATGAGGAGGTTATATGAGCGAAAAACAGAAAAACAAGGATAAGGACAGCGCTCCGGTATATAAGAGCGGATACGGCGACGCACTGAAAAACAATCTTGCAAAGGTTATGGCAAAGAAGAATTTCAGCTATGACGCAGATAAGGACAAGCTGTTCTCACAGTATAAGAACAGCTATGAAAAATCGGGCAGAACGGCTATGCGTGACACGATGGGGAATGCGGCATCGCTTACGGGCGGATACGGCAACAGCTATGCGGTCACGGCAGGTCAGCAGGCGTACAACAGCTATATGTCAAAGCTCAGCGATAAGATCCCCGAACTTGAACAGAGGGCGTATGAACGTTATAAGGATGATGAGGAAAGTGCGTATAAGCGGCTCAATACGCTTATAGGGCTTGAGAAGTCGGACTACGGAAGATACCGTGACAGCGTTGACGATTATAACACAAACAGGAATTTTGAATATAATAAAAGTAAGGATGCTCTGGCACAGCGTAATTTGCAGGCACAGTTTGAACGTGATAATTACGAGAACGACAGGGATTATAACCGCAGGGTATATGAAAACGACAGGGATTATGACCGTAGGGTAAACGAAAACGACAGGGACTATAACCGTAGGGTAAGCGAAAATGACAGGGATTATGCTCAGAAGGTGTATGACAGCGACCGCAATTATCAGATAAAACTGAACAGCTCGCTGAAAGACGCTGTGGAGAATGAGGAAACCGACAGTACGAAATTTTCGCCGGTTGACGCTTATGATTTTATCAGCAAGTACGGGGATAAAATCTATACGGATGAAGAGTATATCGAGGCGCTTTATCAGCTTTACGGTGATAAGGAGGGCTTCTTTGACTGGGTGGAGCAGATGGAGATACCCGGTGACACAAGGGGTACAACGTATCTTGAACTGCTGTATGATATACATCCGGAGATCAGGCCGTCAACGTTTAAGAAAATGGGTATGCCCGATGACGAACTTATAAGAAGAACCGCAACAGGCGGCGGAGCTACGCCTCCTCATTCTCAGAGCTTCTGGTGGTTAAATCAGGGGATGACCAAAAAGTAAAAAAGTCAAAGCAAAGGAGGGGGAAATATGAGCAGGATACAGATAATTATTGACAGCATAGCAGGTGCTGTCGGGGCGGTGCTGGGATTTATGTACGGCGAGGTAAACGGCTTGTTCCGTGCGCTTATCGCTTTTATGATTCTGGACTATGTGAGCGGTGTGCTTGTGGCGATAGCGGAGAAGAAGCTGTCAAGTGCGGTAGGCTTCAAGGGGATAGCAAAAAAGCTGCTGATACTTGTGTTCCTGTCGGTAGGTCATATCGCAGACACCTATGTGCTTGGCGGTGTGCCTGTCGCTATGACGGCGGTAATGCTTTTCTATATCGCTAACGAGGGAATCAGCATTGTCGAAAACGCATCGGCACTGGGACTGCCGGTGCCACAGAAAATAAAGAATGTACTAAGGCAGATAAAAAGTAAAAGCGGGGAGGACGACAGTGAGAACAAAGGGCATTGACATCAGCAGGGCGCAGGAGCAGTTCGATTTTACGGCGGCTGTGTCGGCAGGCGTGAAGTTTGTAATTATCCGTGCCGGCATAGGCAGGGACGAGGACACTTATTTCAGTCGCAATATCGAGCAGTGCAGAAAGCTCGGAATAGACTTCGGCTGTTACTGGTATATTACGGCGACTGACAGTCAGGAGCTTGACAGGCAGATAAATGCGTGCATCAAGACGATAGGCGATGAAAAGCCGTCATATCCCGTGTTCTGCGACATGGAGGAACAGCGTCAGATTGACAACCTCA